CATTAGATCGCCCCGTCTCCCTGATTCTTGTTGATGACGCGGGCCAGATAGCGGGCTAGGCGGTTCTCATCAAGGCCGATGGTAGGCCCATTCAAATTTACCACTATGCTTGTGCCCCCTCCTGATCCTGCACCTGTAAAGCGCGTGCCACCGCCGCCGCCGTGGCCTCCACCGTGCGCTCCACCGCCACCGCCGCCTCCACCGATGGCGCGTGCAGCACCTCCAGCGAGTATGGCAGCCCCAGCGAACTCTGCGGACGCAGCATAGTAGGTGCTGGGCGGCCCAAGTCCGAGTGCCTGCCCATATGGAGTAGAGGCGAGGATGCCAACTGCCAAACTTTCAATGGAACGGACAAAGAACATCCTTGAGAGATCGGCAAGCATCCCGGCTATGGCCTGCTTCATGGCAGCCTGACCGCTGATGACGCCTTCAGCGAGAGCGTTGCCAATCCCTGAAGATGCCACCGTGAAAGCATCCATCGCCACGTTTGTCTTATCCGCGCCTTGCTGAAGGAAGTCGAAAAACTCCCCCCACCTCTGCTGGCTCTCGCTCATAACATTCTGATTGGCCAGAACGTCAGTCATCGTGTCGCTTAGTGTTGCGAGACTGCCTCCAAGATCATCAAGGCTAGGTATAAGTGATTCTCGGATGATCCTGTCTGATTCAGCGAAGGCTGCATCCAGCTCTTCCCAGTCGAAACGGATGCCTTTTATGTCTGCGTTGCCTCCTATGCCACCACGCAGAGACGGCCAGCCTGTCGGCTTGTTGCCAGATGGGGCATTTGGATCGAAGGTATTAAGGAAGTTCTGGAATGGCGTCTGTGGCTGGACGGATTTCGTTGATGTGCCATTGCTCATCAGCATTATGGTGGCTAGAGCCTTCAGATATGGACCCATCTTGACTACCTGATCCGCAATGCTGGTGAACAGGCTGCTCCATGCATCAAGCCCGGACGATATCTGCGGAGTGCTGGTTACAATCCGCACCAGCTCCATGCGAATCTTGCCGAAGCTGTCTCCTAGCCTGTCAAGCCGCTGTTGAAACTCAGCCGTCAATCCTGTTGAGCCGAGACGCTTTGATTCGGCCGTCAGATCCTTCAGCCCCGCGGTGAATTGATCTATGGCTGTGCGCCTAGCCATCAGGACAGCACCGATAGCCCCATACCCAATGACCAGCCGCGACACCCAGTTGAGCGCAGACTTGGAGACTGCTTCTGATTGCCGTATGGAGTTATTAACGCCGCCGATAGCCTTACTGGAGACATCAGCAGCGCGCACGACTCCGGTGCTATCGATGGTGAAGTTAGCGAGTACCAGCGTCTCAGCCATGAGACTTCCTGCGCGCTTCCCTGCGCTGGATCTCCATCACGCCAGCGTGGATGCGGATCAGCATCCTTGTTAGAAGCGGGCGCTTCTCGCGTGGCACTTCCTCGATGTCGCAGGCCGCGACAACGGCAGGCAGGCTCAGGGCATCAGACATCCCGCTGAGTTGGCCGCACAGATACGATGCGTAGAAGTTCATGGCCTGCTGGATCGACTCATCTACTGACTCTCTCCAGGCTGTGTAGGTCGTCAGGTCGCGCGGGCTGCCACCGTAGGCAAGGATTGATTCTTCTTCCTCTTGGATCTTCTGCTCACCGACCCATAGCGGGACAGCCTCATCGATCAGCCGGTAGATCCGTTTCCATTCTGAGAGAAAAAATCGGCCTCCTCCGAAAGAGCCGCCGTGATGACTTCCAGCGCGTCAGAGTGCGTAGCCAGCACGCGGGCCATCTGCTCTGCGGTGTATGGGGGATTGTCCTGCTCTCCCAGCTTGATGGGGCCGCGCCAGTCGGTGACGTAGGCTTCGGCGTAGGACTTGAACCAGTCGGACTCCCTGCCAGGATTGATTCCTATCGCGCCATCTTTGGAGCGCAGCACGCCGATGCGGACGAGCTTCTGCCTGAACTTCTCCTGCGCTTCAGGCCCGGCATGGCGTATCTCGACTTCTATTCCGGCAAGGCTTCCCTTGAGCGGCACCCAGCGGCGGCGCTCCTCCCCTATCCTGCTTAGATCGAGCATTGCATCCCCTCTCTAGACGGACTGGACAAAACTCCATTCATCATTTCCTGCGTCACTGTTGGCGCGTGCTTCATAGCTTACCGAGTTGATGGCGACACCATCACGATCACCAAGAGACACTCCCGTATAGATTGGATTCGGCAGAGTGAGAATCAAGGTGTTATACGGTGTGGCCCCCCACAGCATAATCATTGACCCTGTAGTCCCAGCGAGGAATTGTGCATACCAATCATTCACGGCCACCGTTGTCTCTTCCGGGTCAAGGGTCCCGCCTGGCTTGCGGCCTGTGATTTGCGCGGTGAAATATCCACTCGTTGTAGATGCCGCAGGACGCATAGTGATCTGATTTCCGAAGTCAAAAGTAAACTGAGACAACCTCGGAGTCAGATATCCACTAATAACCTGAGTAGTTGCGGAGATCCCCGTTGGCGGGACAACAGTTGGATATGTCGGCGCAAGTAGTGCGCCAGCCGCAGGCACGTTGTAGCAGCCGGTAAACTCGAAGTCTGCCTTTATAGGCATCCCCGGTGCGAAAGTCAGCACGCAGTTCCCAACTGCTCCGTGGATCTTGTAGACCTTCCCGTCTTCGTACAGGGACACCGTGCAATATGCGCCAGTAGTCTCATCACTTACGATGGTTGTCGATGGCGTGTATGTTGCGACCTCGTTTCCCACGCCTCCAGTGACAGCAACATCAGCACCACAGCCCTTAAATGGGACCGCAAAATCAGCTTCGCCAGTTACGGCAACCGGGGCAATCGAAGTACCGCGCAGATACTGACTCCACTTAATCTTTGCAGAGCGCGATGCGACAATAGACCCGCGCGGCGACAGAGATGCCGACATAGATTCGCGCGGCACTACCGTCACTTCCGGGGTCCATTCGGCGCGGCCCGTATGCATGACGACATTCGCGGCTGCCAGAGAGATAGCCGTGCCAGCCGTTGATTCCTGCTTGATAGCTATTTGCTGTTTTGCTGAGAGCAACGGCATGGCGTACTCCTATCGGATCTCTATGCGCCGCACCGCAATAGGCAGCGTGGCAGTTCTGACGATTGCACCTGATTCCTGTAGCTCATCCGGGCCGTAGACGGCAGACTCCGGCCAAGTCATCCATGATGCGTCATCCGTTGGATCTGCAATCGTGGCAAGCCCGACCTTCTGGATGAATAGGACACGCACGGCGCCAGTTATATATCGCACCAATAGCGCCTGAAGATCCGTAGGTGGCCCCGCGCTCGCCACGACATGAAACATCACGTCTATGCGATGCCACGCGTCAATCTGGCTTCCGAACGTGTCAGGGAATATCCCAGCGGCAGGAGTAGGAGTCGATGACACAAGCCTGATGCTGCACGCCGGATACTCAGGGATGACGGTGCGATCCCATTGGTGATAGTTGGCCGACAGAATCACGGCAGTTGTAAGGCCATCGGCTTCTTCAGCGTCTATCAGCGCCAACTCGGCAGGCAGATAGTCCTGTAGGACTTGGCAGACTCGATTAGCCAGCCCTGACATCAGGCGGATAGACACTATCTTCCACCAAGAGTAGACGCGCCACGGATGACCTGCTTGACCTTCTTGATGTACCACTCCTTAAACGCTGCACTCAGTTGGCCGATCATCAGATTCGACTTGGTGATCATGTCGCGGATAGGCAGTCGTGGGGCGATGCCACCGAACAGCCGTCTGCCGGTGAAAGAGGTATTCGGCGCGCGCGTTGGATCGCCTGTTAGATGAGCGGAAGCAATCGCGCTGCGCGCGCCAAACTGCATGATGCCTAAGCCTTCCCCGCGCGGGGAATACAACTGAACATAATTCCCGCTGCTTGCCATCGTGAAGGAGGCCTTCATCCTGCCTGTCAGCACCAGGTCAGGCTTGCGGCCCACCAACTTCTTCTTGCGCTCTGCGTAACTCTTATTGAGAGGTGCCCACTGGCCGTAGCCGCCCACCGTGCCTTTCGAGGCGAAGATCGCCTTCTCTTGCATCCTGTGGACAGTGCCCAAAGCCCGCAGCGCAGGCCCGGCCATGTCTCCATGAGTGATCTTGATGGCCTGCGTCAACTCACGCGCGCGCTCGAAGGCGGGAGGATTCGGCGTCACCTTGACCATTAGAACAAGTCTCCCATCGTGAAGCCGATGGCCGCATTCGTAGCCGGTGCGCTCGCGGCTGGATTCGCCATCGTGTCGCCCGACAGGATGTGATCGGTTGCTAGGCTGACGAGATTCCCGATCTCTTTCTGGAGTATCCCGATGGACTCAGTTACAAATCCAGGCTGCGCCCCACCGACATATTCAATCCATCGCGATTGAAGCATGATGGCCCGGTCAGACTTCGATGGCTGATAGGCAAACTGCTGCGCCACCGTGTAGTCCAGCGCCGCGCCGATGGCGTTAGCCTCGCGCAGCAAATCCTCAAGGCGCGAGCCTGCGGTCACAGTCGATGGAGTTATCGTCAGGCCCCACTTGGCGCACAGCGTCATCAGCACCGCAGCGCGGGACTCTGCGAAGGCAGCCGCCTCGGTGTCATTCGGGCGCGATGTTGCGTCTATCGAAGTCTGAATCCACCGCTCGATATCGCTCTCGGCGCAGAAGGCGTTCGAGTAGGTAGGCGAGAAGACCGCCCCGGCGGCCACCACGTCATAGCGGAATGTCGGCTGAGATCCTCCAGATAGAGCATGGATCTCGTTCAGGTGAAGGATGTAGATGCCGGAGTTCGTTGGCGTAAAGGAGAAGTAATAGCGGCCTGTAGTGCCTATCTCAGTCCATGAGAGCGTTTCTGACGCCGCAACAATCGTCGAACCTGATTGACGATCAAGCGTCATGGTAACGCCAGCCGGATACGTTACCCCAGTGAGCGGAACATCGTTCACGTCTAGAACGATCCACTCATCGATGATTATGTTTCCGGTTATCTTGTAGGACATAAGCCCTCAGATAGCCGGAGCCTGCGCCTAAACACAGGCCCCGGCCGTCGTCAGTTCTAGCTGAACGTATACTTCACGGTTGACTTCCACTGCCACGGATAGAAGTTGAACCGCGCATACCCGGAGAAGCGGGCACGGTTGGAAGCGGTCCACTCATCTGAAGCCGTGAACATATTGGATGTCAGGTCCCAGTCCGTCTTATGGAAAAAGCCAACAGCAGGCTCAGACCCATTGGCGAAGATGTAATGCACCTTCGTCGTCACCAACTTGGACGGGATGATCGTGAACATGCCACGGTAGACGCCAGTTCCACCAGACGAGTCAACTGCCTGATTAGACATCGTGGGATCAAGCACTGACCGATAGGTGAAATACTGGAGAGGATTCACCAGGATCGTATAGCTGGTAACGCCCTCATTGACCGGAGTTCCCTGATCGTCTGTGAATCCCATCAGAGCGCCAAGCCCGGCTGTGATTGCCGTCTCGATCTGCGCCCCGGTGGGAGTTCCGGCCGATGTCCCGGTGTTATCCTGGCTGGTGCCAGATTCTCCGTGCGTTGCCGAATAGACGACCTTTCCGTCGTATCCAAGCAACGTCGCCGATGTCAGGCAGGCCATGAACTGCCTGTCATAGTAGAAGTTGGCCTTACCTCCCAACTTCGTGACTATGCTTCCCGCATCAGCCGGATTATCTTCAGCAACAGACCGGGCCATCCCAACGGCTACCTGATGCTCCTGCACTGTGACTGCCATCTTGTAGTCGTTGAGTACCTTGGCTCTTGGAACACCAGCAGCCGTGGCAATTCCAGACAACTGCGCCGGCTCAGGAACAGAGCCGAAGCTTGTATATGTAACGGTTGTCTGGTCCTGTGGGACATTCTTTGACAGTCCGGAGTAGAAACGTGCAGAGTTCCCAGACATGAAGCCGTCAAAGAAATTCTGCTTATAGATCCCCTGGAGGATCTCAGCATTCTGTGTATACATGCGATCCTCCTAAGTTAGAGATTTTCCGTGACGACACGGAAGTCAGTGTTAATCCATCCATCCTGAGCATCTGTAGTACACAGACTCAGGACACCCATAGCGCCGGCCGTACCAGCCACGGACACAACAAGACTTGCCGGATTATCGAACAGATCCGCCGCTGCCATTGCAAACGCAAGATCTGTCCTCGCCAACGTGAGAGCCGAGCAAGTAATAAACCACCTGCCCGCAGAGGCAATCCATACAAGCTCATTTGCCGCCGCAACTACTTTATGCTCCGAGACGATCCCCGCATAGAAAGCCGTCGCGGCAGGAGCTAGGGTAAGTAGCCCTGTGGCTGCGATGCTATGCGCGATACCGCCACGGTAGTAGGTGTCGGCACCTGTAGCTGGTCGTTGTACTGAGCCGATTTCCCATCGCGGATCGAATACATACGCAATGTCGGCTGCTAAAGCTGCCATTGATTACTCCTTCGCGGTCAAGGCCGCGTAATTGCTTGCATCCTTTGCCTTCATGGCTGCCATGACATGATCGGGGTCTTTACCAAGTCGGCGGATAAACTCCTTATCCTGCTCAGTCATGGTTACTTCATCAGCAGGCAGGCCATCGCCTGCGCCGTTGATTGTCCTGTTGAGGCGCTTTTTCTCGAACGTGGAAAGCGCAAATTCCAAATTATCAAATGAGTCGTTAAACTTGGAACCCTTGAACCAAGCCAGCACCATCTCATCGGACGGATGGTCATAGCCGGTCTTCGGATCGCCAACCATTGCCACGTTAAACTGACCTTCGGCCACGCCATCCTTGACCAGCCTGCGGATCTTCGAGGCGCGAAGCTGACGGTCCTGAGCCTTCAGACGTGCAGTAAGCTCTTTGATGGCAGCCGGATCCTTGAATTTCTCAACGTCGGACTTTAGATTTTCGTTGGAGGCAGTGAGTTCCGCGTTCTCGCGGATCTTCTCCTGCAACAGAGCCTCCGTCTCCTTCAACTGAGCCGCGGCCTTCTCATCTGGCGTCTGAGCCTTCATGGCCGCCAGCTCTTCCTTGAGCCGTGCGTTCTCGTTCTGAAGTTCTGAATCGGCCATGTCGGCCTCCTTCGATGGAAGGGCGGTAAAGAACAACTCGACCGGCTCATCGCCCTTTGACTGAGCCGCCGCTATGTTGAGCCCCTTTATGAATGGCTCGTTTGTCAGGAGGATGTGCTGCAATACTTCGCCCTGCGATGTTCCGTCAGGATTCTTTCCCTGCACCGTGCCGATAGACGCTCCGCGGATCATGTCATTCAGGACGTAGGTGGCCGCCTGCCCGTGGATCTTGGTGTCAACCTGCAACTCGCCATCCCCGATGATCTCCGCGTCCTCTACCCAGCCATCGGGGAGGCGGTCATCAAGAGATTCGACATGATCGCCAAGCGCGTAGATAGGCACCTGTCTGCGATATTTCCTGAAATTCTCCACGAGCGCCATGAGACGCTTCTTGTCCATGACGCCACGCTGATCGCCATTGATGAATTTACCGATGGGCCGCGCCACGATCATCTTCTTGCGGATATATG